ACCTAAACCTAAGATAATGTCATTTGATATTGAAGTAAACTCTAAAGTAATCAGTCAAATGCCTAAAGCAACTAGACCTGAAGACAAGGTATTTCAGATATCATGTGTATTTAGACAAGGTGATGTAGAGAAAAAATATCTACTGAGTTTAGGAAATCCATCTCAGAATATTGTGGGTCATGATGTTACCATATTGTCATATCATAATAGTGAATATAGTCTTATTCACGGTTGGGTTGATTTGATAAAGAAAGAAAATCCACATATTATAGCAGGATATAATATTTTATGTTTCGATGTTCCTTATCTTTACAATAGGGTATTTTCTCAACAACTTGGGTTAAAGAAATTTATGAAACAAGGTTTTAAAACCGACCAACAGGATAAAATGACGAAAATCAAATGGTCTTCTACAGCTTTCAAAAACCAAGAATTCGAGTTCATTGATGCTGAAGGTCGTATCTATATTGATTTATTACCGTTGGTACAGAGAGACTTCAAGTTTAGTAATTATAAACTCAAAACAATTTCCGAATACTTTATAGGTGAAACCAAAGACCCTCTTTCAGTAAAGGGTATTTTCAAGTGCTACAGATTGGGTATAGAAGGTGCTGAATATGAACAATATTCATTGAAAGCACAAAATGCTATGGGTGTAGTTGGTAAATATTGTGTTCAAGATAGTGTTCTCGTATTGAATTTGATTGATAAATTAAAATCTTGGGTAGGGTTGACAGAAATGGCTAAAACATGTAATGTTCCCATTTTTTCACTGTATACACAAGGTCAACAAATACGAGTATTCTCACAAGTGTATAAATACTGTCACGATAATAATATTATTGTTGAAAGGAATGCTTATCAAACAAAGGAGGGTGAAAGTTATTTAGGAGCATATGTATTTGAACCTAAACCAGGTGATTATGAAGACGTCGTACCTATGGATTTCGCTTCACTTTACCCAACAACCATAATTGCTTATAACATTGATTATCACACTTGGGTTAAGGATAATGATCCTATATCAGATTACAAGTGTCATGTTTTTGAATGGGAAGACCACCAAGGATGTGAACATGATCCTGTTGTTAAAAAGAGGATATTTCTCACTGAAAAAATCAAGGAAATGGAGAAGGAAATCAAAAAAGTTCGTGAACGTAGAGATTCAATAAAAACACAAAAGAAAAAGAAGGAAATTCAAGAGAAGATAAACGAAATGGTTGAAAAGGTGAAACCATATAGAGATGAAAGGTCAAAACTTGTATCACAGAATGCTAAAATATTTATGTGTGAAAAACGAAAGTTTCGGTTTCTTAAAGAACCAAAAGGTGTTATACCCACCATCCTTGAAAATCTATTGACGGCTCGTAAGAATACAAGAACGGAGATGAAAAAAATTAAAAAGGATGGTCAGGGTGGATGGGAAACTCTACACGATGTTTTAGATAAGAGACAGTTGGCCTACAAGGTGAGTTGTAATTCGATGTATGGAGCTATGGGTGTAAGAAAAGGGTATTTACCTTTTATGCCTGGTGCTATGTGTACCACCTTTATGGGAAGACAGAATATCGCAAAGGCAGCGAAACTACTACAGGACGAACACAATGGAGACATCGTGTACGGGGATACAGATTCATGTTATGTTCAGTTTCCCTTGATGAGGGGAAAATCTTCCCAAGAACTTTGGGACCACTGTTTAGATGTAGCCGAAAAGGTATCATCAACATACCCCAAACCTATGAAGTTAGAGTTTGAGGAGGCTATATATAGTTTCTTTTTCATCTTGACAAAAAAGCGGTATATGTATAGACAGTGTGGTAGAGATGGTATTGTAAGTGATAAGATTGGTAAAAAGGGTGTTTTATTGGCTAGGAGAGATAATAGTAAGGTGGTGAGGGATATTTATGAAGGGTTGATTAATCTTGTTGCAGATAAATCGAAACCTAAGGATATTATGTTATGGGTTATTGATAAAATCAATGGGATTTGTAATGGTTCTTTACACTGTAAAGATTTCATCATTACCAAATCTGTGGGTTCTGTTAGTAAAGATGGTAATGGTGATTGGATTTTATCGAAACATGAAGATGGTGGTTGGAAAATTGGTGATTATAAAGTAAAGAAACCAACCGACGATGATTTGGAAAAGAAAGGAGTATCCCTTCATGAATATTATCTCCAGTCATTTCCAGCCCAAGTCCAACTTGCTGAAAAAATAAGAAGAAGGGGATTGAGAGTTGATACAGGTAGTAGAATAGAATATGTAATAACTAATCCTGATTGTCATTCAGACAAACAATTTAACAAAATAGAAAGTGTTGATTATTACCGTCAACATAACAATATAGTAAAGATAGATTATTTATGGTATGTAAAGGCTTTAACAGTATCGTTAGACCAAGTATTGGATATTGTATTGAAACCACTAGGGTTGAAGAATTTCACAACGGAACAATATAAATATAGATTGAAAGGACATAGAGCTGTTGTTAATAGTATCAAAGACTTACATAGACCAAACATAATATTTCCAAAAGAGAAAAAGGTGAAAATGGTTGAAAAAAAATGAATTATTAATGGTATTCCATTTTCTTTATATAATAAAATTCTAAACTATTTCAAGAAGAAAGTTTATACAAAAGTGAAAATGTCCAAAGAAATGTGTTGTATTAGACATTGTCTTTCCAGACGTATTGAAGAACCCGCTAATATCAAAACGATAATGGACTGGTTTAAACATTTACCATATTGTCAACTTCATTATAATGAAATATATAATAGTACACGTTTTTCTAATATGTTGAAAAACAAGTATAAAGACAGGTATACATTATAATCTTATTTTTAATTATACAAACATTCATTTGAGGAGAAAACCTCTTTAAAAAACATCCAAATTGAAAGAGGTTAAAATCCTCTTCTTTTCACGTGATTAGTTTAAAATATTTATTTTAAAAACTATAAATTAAATGAAGAAAGTTATGTATTCTTTTTTACCAGAATATCCTTTTCAGGAAGAAAAGACATTAAGTGAATTTAATAAAGAAATACAGGGGAAAAGGGAGTTTTCTGAACTTAGTATACCCAAAGTGGAAATTCTTCCAAGTACACTAGGTGAACCTCTGAAACATCAGAAATTATTATCTAGATATTTATCTGATGTTACACCGTATAATGGGTTACTGCTTTACCATGAAATGGGAACAGGAAAAACATGTTCGTCTGTACAAATAAGTGAAACTTTATTGAATAGTAAGAGTGATTTTAAAGGTTGTCTTTATGTTTCACGAAACAAAGGGTTAAATGAAAACTTCATCAATGAATTGATTTTCCGTTGTACCAAAGGACAATATAAACCAGAAGGATGGGATAGAATGAGTGTTACGGAACGAGGAAAAAATATAAATAAGAAGATTAAAGGTATTTATACAACACAAACATATGAAGTATTTTCTAAAAAAATACAAAGGTTATCTAATGAGAATTTACGAAAACAATGGGATAATAAACTTATTATTATAGATGAAGTTCAGAATCTAAGATTGAAGGAAAAGGGTGGTGGTATTGAAACTTATAAAAATTTCTGGGAATTTCTACACAGTCTTAAACATAGTAAAATATTACTTCTTTCAGGAACCCCAATGAAAAATACATCCAGTGAATTCGCATCGGTGATGAATTTATTATTACCAGAAAATGAACAATTACCTATTGATAAAAAGTTTGACCGTATTGTATGGAAGGATGGTTATAATAAAATATCATCCGAAGGAGTTTCTGTATTGGAAAAAGCAATAAAAGGTAGAGTTTCATATTTAGAATCACAAAAACCTGAAAATGTAAAGAGAATTGATAAAGGGGTTAAAGTAAAAGGTGTACAAGGATTTAAAGTTGTTCCCAGTATAATGTCTAAATTCCAATCTAAGTATTATATGGAAGCATGGAAAAGTGACAAGATATCAAAAGGTGTTTATGATAAATCAAGACAAGCATCGTTATTTGTATTCCCAGATGGAACATGGGGTACTGCTGGTATTGGAAAATATATAAAAGAAATAAAAAGTGCAGGAGTATTGAAAGGATATTCATTAACTCCTGAATTTAGAAAAGAATTGAACACTAAAGGGACGGAAAAAGAGAAATTAATGGCTATTAGAAAGTTTTCAAGTAAATATGCCGATTCTATACAGGATATTTTGGAAAACACACGTAATGGTAAGACAACATTTGTTTACAATGAATTTGTTTCTGGTGGTGGATTACTATTATTTGCGGAACTTTTAAAATTATTTGGGTGGTCACGATGGAGTGGTAGAGAACAAGAGGAAAAAACATTTATATTGTTAACTGGTTTAACCCCTTCTGGACAAATAAAACAACTTATAAATAGATTTAATAAACCTGATAATGTAAATGGGAAATTTATTCAAGTTGTATTGGGTTCTAGAGCAATTTCCGAAGGTTATACATTTAAAAATGTTCAAGCACAAGATATACAGACACCGTGGTTTAATTATTCTGACACTAAACAAGTATTGGGTAGAGTTTTTAGATTAGGATCTCATAATGCTTTACTTCAGAAAAAGGACACGGTTGAGATAGAAACATATCACCGTGTTTCTATATTAGGTAGTATAGATAACAAAGATAGTATAGAACTGAATATGTATAAACTAGCATCAAGTAAAGAAGAACAAATTCAGAAAATAAAAGAATTTGTAAAAACACACTCGTTCGATTGTGATTTTTTCAGAAAAAGAAATATGCCTTCTTTCTGTGAAGGTCAAGAGAACACACAGAAAGATGAAGTTGATACATCTAATTTGGATTTATTATATTATGACATTGTCAAAACAATCAATAAAATAACTCCTTTACTGGAAAAGTGTTGGGAAATTACTATATCTGAATTAATGGAAAAACTCCCTAAACATTCACAATTCAATATCATTAAAGCAATTGCTTTAATGGTCTCTGATAAATATATCGTCATAAACAAAAATATTCCCTGTTATGTTTTTACACAAGGTGAAAAAGTTTATCTCGGTAAAACTACATTACCTATAAATGAATATAATGATCGTATATACACCCAAAAAGTTACAGGTACACTATCATTAAAATCAGATGATTTACAACAACTAATTCCTTCTATAGAAAAAGAACGTGAAAGTAAAATATTAGAGGATTTCTGTAAAGGTGATACTAATAAATTACCTCTTCTTCAGTTAAATACACAAGCAAAATTGTTTCAAAGTGCTGTTTTAGTAAATAAACCTAAAATCCCTGAACTAAAGAAAGTATTATTGGATAAGTTTTCTGATATGTATTCTATTATCGATGGTGTTAAAGTTCATTGGATTCTATATCCAAAAATATATTATTATTCACAATCTGAAAAAATGTGGTTGGAGGGAGATTCTAAACTGAAGAAAAAAATAGACACTGAGCTAGAAAAAGAAAAAGATAAGTTTGAAAATAATCCATATGGTTATTATGGACAAGAAAATCCTAAAACTAAAGAGTTCTGTATAAGAGATGTTTCACAAAAGAAGGAAATGAAAAAACATAAAAGAACATCTGGTAGAGTTTGTACCACTTTACCAAAGAAAAAATTATTAGATATCATAGTGAATAATTTAAAGATCCCACCTCCTGCAGAAGATGATAAATGGAAAAAAATACAAGAAGGTTCAGATGAAGATACACTAAAAAAATTACAATCTAGTAGATATTTACAGAATACGAAAAAGAAAGACGCTAAAATAGCTCTTTATTGGTCTGAACAAAAAACAGACGATATATGTGTTATTGTAAAAGAATGGTTTGAAAAGAACCGTCTTCTCTCTAAAGATATTGGTTGTGGTAAACTGGGAAAAGTTAAAATTTAAAGACAAAAATACTTTAGTATAGAATTGATAATATGACCGACGTTATGTTAGATTTAGAAACTTTAGATACAAAACCTACTTCTGTTATTTTAACAATAGGTGCTATTCGTTTTAATAGAGAAAAACGTCTAAAACCTCTTAAACAGTGTGATACATTCTATAGAAAGATTGAAATAGAAAAACAAAAAGATGAAGGGTTTACGTCATCTCAACTTACAGAACAATGGTGGAATCGTCAAGACGAAGATGTTAGGGAAGAAGCTTTAGGGGGTAAAGACCGAGTTGAACTTAAAAAAGCTCTTGAAGATTTTGTCAAGTGGTGGAACGATACCGGTAATGTCGATAAACAATGTGTTTGGGGTAACGGTAGTAGTTTCGACTGTCCAATAATGGAAAATGCTTTTGATCATTATGATATACCTACACCTTGGAATTTTTGGAACGTAAGAGATTTAAGAACTTTATTAGATATAACAGGTACTCGTCCATCATTACATAAAAGTGGAAAACATAATGCTCTGAAAGACTGTTATAGACAAATATTTGATTTTTATAATGCATGTTATGAGTTAAACAGAGTTTATATTTAATATAAAAATGTTTACTCCTTCTAATTCAGATATTATAAAAATTGCATACTCTACATATTCAACATTTAAAGATGCAAACTGTTATTATAATAAAGAAATGGTTAACCATAAGGAAATTTTAAGTAGATTAAAATTCATAGGAAAGATTGAAAAGGGAAATAAAATCAACACAAAACATATATATGTTCAAAATGACAGTTTCTTCACTGCATTCTCTAGAACTTTTCTACGACAAGATAATCGATGGAATACTGTAACATTTATTCAAGAAACAATATTTCGTGGTTTTGAGATACTAGATACATATGAACGTTCTTCTAAACCTGATGAAAAATCATTATGTACTCATATTATTAAAGACTTGAAAAAATGCAAAGATGGTATCAACAACATTAAATCTACCTATATAGCAGACACAAAATTCTGTTGTGATATGGATACTATTCTAATACTAGTTTCATCTAAACTAGATTCTATAATGAAAAAATATCCAGAACTTGAACTTGAAACCGACAGTGATGATAGTGACTGAATAAAAAAATGAGATTTTATAACTAAATTGGTTATAAAATGTTAATCGGTAAAACAAAATGACTCTAAAGATTCCAAATCTAACATTAAGTAAATTTAACAAAATTATAGACTGGGTTTTGAACCCAGTTCCATACTTCAAAAAGGCAAAAAATATTAACAACGAAAAATTCTTTGCTGATAAAAAGAGAAAAGCAGAAAAAGATGAAAAAGAATGGGGATGTGACATGATAGGGAAACGTACTGGAAATTGGACTACTACATTGAGTGAAGATTTTACAAAAATTGTTCTAACTCTATTAGGATATAAGAATATAACTAAACCTAAAAAAAAAGACAAATTGGAACCTGATTGGGAGACATCTGATTTTATGGTTGAAGTTAAATGTGAAACATGGTGTGTTGGAGGGACGGCAGGTGAAAAAGTTATTGCAGTACCAATGAAATACCGTAATGTTCCTAAACTTTATGGAAAACCATTAAAAATAATTTTACTTGCCTATACTGAATATGATTTTACTCATGGAAATACACCTGTTTTCGGAAAACGTGATGTCTTATTAGAAGAAGACGTACAAAAATGGAAAAGTCGTGGTATTGAATTCGTTAAAATGTCCGATTTAATTAAACAATTAAAGGAAAAAGTATCAGATGATGAAATAGAAAACTTCTTAAAGAAAAGAATGAGTGAACAAAGAGAAGGGGAAAGGATGAATAAAGAAAGAAAAATAAAACCTTTTGTGAAATGGGTTGGTGGTAAAAGTAAACTTATAGATACAATAGCAACTAAATTTCCTAGGGAGATTAATAATTATAGAGAACCATTTTTAGGAGGTGGTAGTGTTTTATTAAAGATACTCCAAATGAAACAGGATGGTGTTATTAACATAAAAGGTAAAGTTTACGCTTACGATGAAAATAAAATATTAATTCAGTTATATAAACAAGTACAAAACAATTTAGAATATTTATGTAACCGGTATAACGAACTTGTTAAAGAATATTGTGATATCGAGAATTTATCAATAAGAAATGAGGTGGAAGTGGAGAACAAGGATGGTAATAAAGATACGAAAAAAGAAAAAGCTAACGTAAATCCAAATGAAACTGAAAAATTACAATCAAAGGAAAACTATTATTATTATATTAGAAATACCTACAACTCAATGTCCGGTGAGTGTGTAGATAAACCAGCATACTTTTTATTTCTCAATAAAACAGGATTTAGGGGAATGTATAGAGAATGTAAAAATGGATTCAACATACCGTTTGGTAATTATAAGACACCACCAGAAGTATTAGAAACACAACTACAAAAAATCAAAGAATTGATTAAAGATGTCAAGTTTGAATCATGTGATTTCACAAAATCATTGTCTTGTATTGAAGAAAACGATTACATCTATTTGGACCCTCCTTACTATCCTGTCAATGAAAATTCGTTCGTACAATACAATAAAAATGGTTTCACCCAAAAACAACACATGGAATTATTCGATATGATTAACAATTTTCACGATAGTGTAAACTGGACACTCTCCAATTTCAATACGAATAAAGTTATAGACTGTTTTCAAAAATATAATATAGAATGTATAAATGTTCGTCATACCATAAACTCTATAGACCCTAGTAAAAAAGCCAAAGAAGTATTGATTTATAATTAACTTCTACTTAATCACTGTTTAAAAATTTACTACTATAAAATAAACACTATAATTATGGTTTATATAGCATCATTTGATATCGGAAAGAAGAATTTTGCCTTCTACGTTGAAAATTTACCCTCTAAAGAGATAGAGGGATGGAATAAAAACAAAGTACCAATAAAGAATAGATACTACAAAGATGGAACGATGACAGAAGAATGGAAATCAATTGTTGATGAAATTTGTTTTTCAGGTGAACCTGTTCTTTCTAAAAACTATGATTTGACAGAGGGTGAAGATATAAAAACAATCAATCGAACCGTTTATAATAATATGTACAAGGTATTGGATCTCCATAAAGATATTTGGGAAAAGTGTTCTTACTTTGTTATAGAAAAACAAATGTCATGGGCAAAGTCACATAACACAATGGCTCTAAAACTAGGACAACATTGTTACTCATACTTTTGTATGAATTACAAACATAGTACTATACTGGAATTTCCAGCTTATCACAAAACGCAAGTTCTAGGTGCTGAAAAAATACAAACTGAACGAAACGGTGTTGTGAAATATAAATCAATGGATAAACCATCCAGAAAGAAATGGGCGGTGGAAAAAGCTCTGGAAATTGTATCTTCTAGAGGTGATACAGTACTCTTGGAATTATTTTCTGAAAGTAAAAAGAAAGATGATATAGCTGACACTGTCTTACAATTACAAGCATTTAAAGTCTTAAACAGACTTGATTTATAATAAGATTTTAATATTAAACCAATATTAAAATTTACTCTATATTTATATTACGTTAGTGTTATTTTGTAACAAAAATGATTTAATTGAATACACTGTGTATTAACAATACAAACTATTGAAAACAAATCGAAAATGGAAGTTTTATATTGTAATGATTGTTTCACTCACGTGGAAAAGAAAAAGATTAAACTACATCAAAAAACAAAAACGTGTTCTCGTTATAGAAAGGTGACATTTAGATGTGATTGTTCTTTTGAAACTAAAGGGTTGAAGAATATACAAAATCATCTTTATGAATGTAAGTATTCTGTAGAACAACAAGAGGAACGAGTTGTGAAAGAAAAAAATAGTTATATTGTTAATAAGGAACAATATGACTTGTTGGAGGAATTGAAGATGCAATTGAAGATGGAAGTAACAAAGAATAAAATCTTTCATAATATTATTAATAATAACACCAATATAAATGTAGATAATATAATGGTTATTGATGGTAATGTTATGAAAATATTTGATAAAGAAAACAGTATAAATCCTAGTATATTCTATAACAATGAAAAAATACCAGAACAAGAAGTACCTTGTTATGTTAAACCATCTGATGAAGAACTTGATGCTGAAATTGCCGTGGAGTTGTCAGAACTTGTTGATTCAGAATGTGAGAAAAATATAAATACAGTTGACAAAGAACTGAATGAATTAGTTGAACTTGTGAATGAACATGAAGAAAGTGGTAAGGATGAGAAGGATGAGAAGAGTGATGAAGGTGAAAAAGAAAGTGAGAAGGATGAAAAGGATGAAAAGGAAAAAGAAAGTGGTAAGGATGAAAAGGATGAAGAAGGTGAAAAGTGTATGAACTTGACACGGAGAGTAATGATAAGAGATATAGATATAGATAAACATTTAGATGAATTACCGGGGTGGCAAGATGGAATGGAAGAATTTAAACAACTTAATATGTTAAAACCAGTTAATATTGATAATGATCCTCTATATGAAGGTTCACCCAGACGTAAAAAAGAAAAAAATCCAATTCAAACATTATGGAGAGTACCTAAAGAAAGGAAAGATGTGTTCAAAACGCCTATTGTTGGTATTTGGAAAAACGCACCAAAAGAACAATGGACTTCAAAATCACCTATTCCTAAACATCTTTGTAAAAGTCCAAAACCTATGCCTTTAAAACGTAATAATATTAAATACACATTAACAACTAAAATGATTACAGGTACTGTAAGTGAAGAGAAAAGTGTTGAACAATGGAGAAAAGAATGTAGAAAGATTGATAACAATATTCGTAAATTTAGTTCTGATTATTACAATGAAATACATGTGATAAAAGATAAATTATTCAAGTATATAACAGTTCTTAAAAATAGTAGTTGTATCGATTTTGATTTCATTTGTAATTTGTTATATAAAATCACCGAATTGAGAATACAATTGTTACCTTGTATGACAAAGGATGATTATATTGTAATGGTAAAGGCACAGATAGATATGTTTCAACATATATTTGAGAAGAAAGGTTTAAAACCAAAAGAATATGAGAAAGCTATAAATCTATATGGTTTATCACAGTGGGAATCCATGAGAATAGAATATAAAGACTACGAACAAACTCCTGTTTTTAATGGTGAAAGTAAGTATTTAGATGCTCATTATTATTTACAAAAATATTATCCTAAGAAATATGTTATTTTTAATGTTGAACAAATATTCTATGATATATCCTGTGATTTGATTTCTTGTGTCAGCACTCCAGAGGCATTTTTAGAATATGTTTTAGTTAATCGTTATGGATTTGACAATATAGTATATTTACCAAGGAGTGATTTACCAGTTGTTAATGAAGTTTCATATGGAGATAAGACTGTTTATAGTTTTTATACACTTCAGAAAATAGCAGATTGTGGAACAAGATTATGGACACTTGATAGAAGACTAGACAATGCGATTGAATATTTATCCACTAATATATGTAGTCAACTTGTATATGAATTCAAGAAACATTATGCTAATATCATGTATTCCAATTCTCACAGATATTCTGAAAACTGGAAACGTAACTCATATAACATGATAAATTACATGAAAAAAATACTAGAATATATTATGATATTCTGTCAACCAAAAGTTTTCCGTATGATTATTCATAACATAATTTTAGAAAAGGGTGTTTATAAACCGAGCGTTAAAGATAGATTTCATGGAAGTAATGACTCTGAAGAATCCCTTGTAAATATAGAAGAAGAGGAAAGTGATTTTTATTATTTACAAGATACATTGGAAAAAATTTGGCGTGATATTAAACTGAGTGAGGTCAGAAAAGAAATATCAGAAATGGTATATATAGAACGTTATAAGGACGCCTATGATTATAAATTATATAAATTAGCATATTTATAAAAAAATGAAAATTTAAAGTATCAACATGATACTAATAAGATAAATTATCTAACAATGTTGACAAGAAGTAAGACTCGAATGATGACTGAAAAGAATACTATTCTATCGATGACTTTTGATAGCGATAGTGATGAATCTTATTATCCTTCAAGTGAAAGTGAATATGAAGAAAGTGATGAAGAAAACGAAAAATGTCATAAATGTGTAAGAAAACTTACTTTTGAAAGTGAAGATGACGAGGGAGATTATGATGATGAAGATGACGAGGGAGATTATGATGATGAAGATGAAGATGAGGGAGATTATGATGATGAAGATGAAGATGAGGGAGAAGGAAAAAGAATTGTATTGAATATAGAAGATGTAATAGATAAAATTGTAAAAAAGAAAAAAACGTCTGAAATCGATATACAGAATTTATTATTGGATGAAGAAGATTTTATTATTGTATCTACTATAAAAGATGCTTTAAAGAAAAAACATCCTGAATCGAATATTGAATTGAATAATATAATCAAACACATGAAGGAGAATTTGCCTAATATTTTAGATATATTAAATATGCCTATTGATATTAACTCTAAATGTGAATTGTTTGAATTGTTTGAAGTTTTATTGAATACAGAACCTGGAACACTTGAGTTTATAAAACTCAAGAACCATTTGGTTAAAAAATGTAGCACCTACAAGAAAGAAATAAAGGATAAATATAGTTATAATGAAGAAGAAGTGCAATGGATGAAAGAAGAAGAGGAAAAAATCAAGAATGTATCTGGGGTGTTGAGTAAAAAGTATAAAATTCTTTCAATGAATACTAATATTCATAACAAAGAGATAATTTATAGAAAATATAATGAGTTACAACACGCTGTTGATTTTGATGAAGAACATTCAAAGATGAAAAACTGGCTTGATATCGTTTTAGATTATCCATGGGGAATAGAAAAAAAATGGCCTGAAAAGACCAATGATATAAAAACATTTATAATTGAAGCTTCAAAAAAATTAGACGATGAACTATACGGAATGGAAAAAGTTAAGGAACATATATTAATTTTCTTGATGAATAAAATACTGTATCCGGAAAAATATCGATACAGTTTGGGTCTTTTAGGAGAACCTGGGACAGGAAAAACAACTATATCAAAGGTGATAAGTGAGTTATTGGATATAGGTTTTGAACAAATTAGTTTCGGTGGAATGGATCGTTCAGAATATATGAAAGGTCATGATTATACATATGTAGGTTCTCAACCTGGTATGTTGGTAAAGTCTATTATTAAAATGGGACATACAAATGGTGTTATACTACTAGATGAATATGATAAGATAACTCCAGGTGGTTCTTTAGCAAACACAATGTTACATATAACAGACCCTAGTCAAAATAAAGATTTTAAAGATAATTATATGAATGACTTATCTATTGATTTAAGTAAAATATGGTTTATATACTCTATGAATAATTTGCCACAAGATCCAGCTCTAAGAGATAGAATGTTTGTTGTTAAAGTTCCATCCTATAAGAATGAAGAACGGAAACATATTCTTACAAAATACATTTTACCCAAGATTTTGAAAAAGATGAACCTAGACGTAAATTCTATTATTTTATCAGATGATTGTGTTGAAGATATAGTGAGAAAGAATACTGGAATACGTTCTATCGAAAAACTCATTATGGACGTTGTTGATAAACTTATTTTCCTGAATAAGGTTCAAGATGATGATGGTGAAATATCATTCAATATATCTTTTAAATGTAAACAAAAGATATCATTCCCTTTGTTTGTAAAAAAAAAATTATTTAACCAAATCACAAAATCATACGATGACAACACGATGGAACAAATATCTAGGGAAAAACTGGCAACTATGTATACTTAGGATTTCTGTTTTTATTGAACGTATTCCTCTTCATGTTAAGACTTTTTATTCTAAAAAGAATAAAAAGTCATCAATACACATGGGTTAAATTCCCATTTTATATTATTGTTTTGGTGCACTTTCGTTTATTCGATTATAATTATCTGTTATCTTTTGTAGAAACACATCTGTAGGTTGACGAACCTTTTTATCTTTTACTAATTCTAAATCTATCTGACTTTTAAGGTCTAAATACTTATCCTCGAACATAGAATTATTGAAAAACCGTGTATTGAAATTAAAGATTGAATTAACACCACTTAGTAATCCACCCAATAAAATTAAATAGGTTGCAACATATGGAAAATCAAGTAATACTGTAGATTCAAGTGTAGATGTTATTATCGGTATCATTACACTTGGAACTGTTATCACCAGATGTAATATTTTATTTTTTCTGTAAAATGAATATTGTTGACTACTTTTATCTTGACATTCTATCGATATTTGTTTCAAAAAGTTCTCAGCTTCATCATTCCATTTCATTTCAGCACGAGTAATATCAGTATCTGTACTATCGGTTTCACTTTGTATAGATAATATAAGTGAATTTTCTTCCATTTTTTTTCTTTACAATATAATAAATGTCTTTTAAAATATTTAATACAGAATCTTTTCAAAAAGGTGTATCATCTTCGAATATTTCTGGAGGTGGAGGAAGTGGAGAAGACGATTCAAAGTTTGTATATGAAATAGGTGAAGATAAAACTTATACAACTATACAATCGGCAATAGATCAATATAATATTGATAGACCTGTAACAGTATATGGGATAACAGGCTCACCACTATTAATTGATAGATTAACAGCTATATTTAAAATATATCCAGGACAATATAAAGAAAATATATCAATACCTCTTAGATATTCTTTTCTAAAATTCATAGGGGTTGATTGGTCTAGACCAAATGTAGACAATCCTGTTTGGTTTGAAGGTACAGTAACAGTTGTCCCAGACTCTAACCCTTATATTCCTGATGGAGGACCACCACTTTACAATGGTCAAGTAATTTTCGAAAATATTTCTTTTATTCATACAAGTGTACAAACTGAAAATACTATAATTATTCCAAATTACGAGGGAGGCTCTGATGTAGGTATCGAAATTGAATTTGAAAGATGTTATATCAGAAACCAAAATATTACACTAGGAGATAATAACGAACATTCCTACAAGGGTTGCTATTTGATCAACAGTAAAATAGTATCAGATGGTTCCTCAAATGCTTACAAAACAAGATTAAATTTTTCGAACACGACTTTAGATAGCTTTACTATTGGTGATAATAAAATACGTAATTTGAATATTAATGATTGCGAGATATCAAGACCAACGGACCCTATAAAAATTTCAGGTGTATGTGACATAAAAAACAGTATTATTAAACAAGAGTCGTCTTTTAGCACGTTTACATTTGATAAAGCAATTAATGATTTAGATTCAATTGTAACTCCCACACTAAATATTTATAATAGTAATATAATATATTTAACAAATGATACTTTTATAGATATAAATGAAACTGGATACAATGGAATATATATAATAAATATTAATAACAACGTAATTACGAATTCAGGAGATACCAATCCAGTACCTTTGATGATATTGGATAATAATTCTAGTCCCACGGATGATTCCACTGTAACATTCATAAATAACACAATAATAAATAACGATAGTACAACAACTTATAACATAATTGAAACAGAAGAATCATATCCAAGTGGTGGAAATTTGACTGTTTTTTACTCATCGAATATATTATCTAGAGGGGTTGCTGCTACTATTTTCAAACCAGGTAGTTCGACTAAAATAACTCTAACACCGGGTGTTACCGTTACTGCATAATAACAATAATAAAAATGATTTTATATTAAGGATATCAACGATATAAAATCAACCAAACAACTATGTCTCAGAGAGTACAGAAAGAGGGAAAGCGATTTATTTCCACCAAGGAAAGAGAGTGGTTGGTGGATTTCATTCCTTTAAAGAAAGAAATACCTTATTCGACTGCATTGTCTATACAAAACAATCAAAAAAAGATATTTTTAGAGCAGTTTGATGGAATAAGGATTTATCCATTTATACTCCCCACCTTGAAGAATGAATTGGAACGTAATTATTGGAAATCATTGGTATCGGCTGGAGAATCTGTGGGTATATCGTGTGCACAAAGTATAGGAGAAAAACAGACACAACAGGTATTGAATAGTTTTCATACGTGTGGTCAATCTGAAAAGTTAATGACGGATGGAGTTCCACGTTTTCAAGAGATTATTAATTGTTCCAAGAAGCCGAAAAATATAACATTTGAAATACATCTTAAAGATGAGTTTAAGAAAATTTCTATTACCGAATTGAAAGATAATGTTGTAAAAAACAGAATAAAGGGGGTTTTAATGGAAGAGTTGGTGAAGGATGTATTTTTCTTTACTGATGAGTTTCCAGAAGAAAAATGGTATACCATATGGAATTTACTAAAATGGGGTGTAAAGAAGAAAAAGATGGATAAAAAATTCTCAGGGATGGTTAGATATCACTTGAATTTAGAGAGGTGTTATAAGTATAAAATTGATATGACTACCATTTCAAAGAGTATAAGGGAAAAATATGATGATTGTATAATAATACCATCGCCTCTAACCATTGGGGTGTTGGACGTATTCTGGTCTATGGAGAATATAAAACTAGACGATGAAAAATATGGTTATATAAATGAAGAAAATAAATATGGTATTTACTTGGAAGAAGTTGTTAATCCTTTAATACAATCCATCACAATATGTGGTATAAATACAATCGACGATATTTATTATCAGCGTAATCAAAACGGAGAATGGATTATTCAAGTGGGAGGTACTAAATGTTCTGTTGATACATATAGAGAAGTATTGGAATTGGATTTTATTGATATAAATAAAACAGTTTCAAGTTGTTTATGGCATATATATGATATATTAGGAATAGAAGCGTGTCGACAGTATATATTAAATGAATTAATGAATATTATGTCTGGAATCAATGGTTGTCATGCAAAATTATTAGTAGATAGAATGACACATAAAGGGACTTTATCGTCTATATCTAGATATACACTGAAGAAGGATACTTGTGGTCCTATTTCAAAAGCATCATTTGAAGAAACAATGGATAACTTCTTACAAGCTGGGGTTCTTGGTTCACAAGAACCTACTGACGGTCTTTCTGCTTCTGTTGTATGTGGTAAAAAAGCTAATCTAGGAACTGGATTTTTTGACTTGAAGATGATGTTAAATATATAAAAGTGATTTTTTACTATAATTTAAATTATTTTAAAGGTATATCAATCTAAAGTATCTACTAAGATAATAAAGATGAGTGACACTGAAAATCTTCTTAAAATCCAAGCCCTCATTGACGAACACAAGGAAACTATATCTGATGGTGAATACCTCAGTATGGTTAATTCACTAATGAATCTATGGGAATTCAAACAAAATAGTAAAAAAAAATTTACCACTGATGAAGCTACACGATATATCCGTTTCTTAGAGACTGAACTTCAAGAAGCTGAAGACTATTTCACCATAACACGACGTAAAATAAACAATTTTGAAAAACTATTGAAAGAACAACATAAAAAAATAAATGAACTCGAAGAAAAACTAAAAGAAAAATAATATCAATAGGGTATAGGTATGATGGGTAGATAGGGATATTTTATTAGGGTTAAATTCCCTACTAAAATATTATATTAAACATTAAATTCATTTGTCCTATTTCTGTGTCTGTTTTTTCTTATTCTATTGAGATATTCTCTTAATAGGTCACAACAAATACAAATACTACTCATTCTTCTTTTTTCTAACTAATAAAAATGATTTTTTATTTTGTATTTTCCACCCTTTAAAGATACACTTATTACTCAAGTAATTCAAGTTTTCCATGAATATCTTCTTTCTCCACCGCTCCGCCAGAAGATGTGCTAAAATGCATGTAAACAAACACGTTGTTAAAATGATCCTCGAGACGACACAATTATTGTGTTCCGCACACTACTTTTTTCCAAACCCACACTACACCCCTTGTTATAAATTGACACACAAGAACCATCCGTGTGCTATATGGACAAGAGAGAGTTTGGAAAACTATAAATGGTTGGTACGTCTTGGTCTAGCCCTATGTAAAGAATACACCTTCCGTTATGGAAGGGAACATAAATGTGAGGCCTACCTAAAGGAATTGAAACGGTGGTGTCCTTCTCTACCTTCTAAAGGTTTCACTGAACCCGCACAGGCAATGCCTGCTGAGTACAAACACAAAAGTTCCGTTCAAGCATATAGAGAATATTATATATTTGATAAGACACAGATGTTAACGTGGAAAGGTAAGGTTGGTAACCGTAATCCTCCAAAATGGGTAAAGTCTTTTTTCAATATATAAATATATAGTCCGTTTTCATGCTCATTTTCACCAAACAGATTTTGACTGTTACTTTACATAAACCATGTATGATTTACAACACGTTTCTGAATATCAGAGTAAGATTTAGCCTGCCTAAATATTCTTAATTTATACGTTAAAAAACGGTGAGTTGGTTGTAATTTTTTCCAATACTGATCTAGAGCGTATTTATGATATGTAATTCTATCATACTTACCTTCTTCTTCCCATCTACTCAAACTCTCTTTAAAATTATCAAGTAATGTTTTTACGAATGTTTTTTTCACTATATAACAAGTCGCCGTCTGTGTATTTTTTATTCGGTTAAAATCATTGTTATATTTTTCTATTATTGTACTATCCTGAGGTGTTAGAGTTAATAAATCCCAATCATCTCTATCTTTTATTTTTTCAAATGCCCTTACAAAGTCATCAAAATGTTTTTTTTGTGAATTTATAGAAAAATCATTTTCCATTACCGGCCTTAGAAAGTAATAAAAATATTTTTTTGGTGAATTTATAGAAAAATCATCTTCCATTATCATATAATATGATTCATCGTCACGGTTTAATATTTTTTCAAGACAGTGTATATGGGATTTGGTGCAACCCATACCACCATGATTTAAATCTTTTATAGCTGAAATCCTTTCAATGTCTTTGAAAAAACTATATTTTGTTTTTAAGTCAGAGATATAACTGTTCCTATCAGTTCTATAATCTAGATTAATATAGTATCCTTTCATTTAATAATCTAGATTATTATATTTTTTTATATTTAAACAATTATAATTGTTTAAATATAAAATGAAAGACGATTTTAAACTTCAATTTGTTCACATTAGAAAAACAGGAGGTACATCGATAGAACATTTTGGTTATGACAACAGTATATTATGGTCTTGGAAAAATCCTAAACTTTTTTCTGATGTGAAGAAAAAGTATACAACGGTTCCGTGGCACACGCCTCCGAAATACTTTTTACCAAATCCATATAAAGGTTATAAAACATTTTCAGTGGTTCGGAATCCTTATACACGTGTTATAAGCGCTTATTATTGTCCATGGGATGGGAACAAACATCACATCGAATCAAAAGAAGTATTTAATAAATGGATACAAAATGTTTTACGTAATAGAACATCGTTAATGTATATTCTTGCTCCACAAGTTGAATATTTACCCATCGACCACATCATTCGATTTGAAAATCTTGAAGAGGAGTTCAAACAGTTGATGAATGACTATGGTATACACTGTGAAAATTTACCTCATTCAAACCAGTCTAAATGGAAAGGTGAACGATTTACCATTGATGATATGTATCCAGATACAATAAAGTTGATAAATGATACATTCAGGGAAGATTTTTCAACACTGAATTACAAAATGATTAAACCCATTTAAATGGTATTCTTCTACATTTTTCACCCCACCTATGTTTATTGTATTCGGGATACTTTAAATTTAAACTGTTTTCAGTGAAAATGAAATTATCTGAATTCGCTACTTTATGTCCAGCGATAAACCAATCACAGAAAAACGGTGTGTGTTCTCTCAACTTGAATTCATTTACCCAAGGCGTCTGTATTAATGTACTTGTCTTAGCGATAAATTGATTAAACCCTAAATGTGTTATCCTTGTATCTAAAAACGGATGTTTAATTTTTTCGAAGTGGACAGCGTCCACCTTACCACCTTTTATTGTATAGAAATTGTTTTCCTTTTTCACCCATTTAATTTTATATCTATTGAAACCACCCGTTCTTTGAGAATTAACACCACAAACCATATCATATTGGGGATTATTTTCCATAAACGATAGATGATGTAAAACGTCAGTCTTTTCGGAAAAAATAGTATCATCATCCACATATAAAGTATAGGGTGTTTTAACATCTTTCACTATTTCATTTCTCCCATAACACACACCACTGTCGTAAGGGAGGTCTTTCTTGACGACGTTATTATATTTTTTAACTACACTATCATTTAATTTTTTATATTTATCACTACTATCATCTGCTACTATTATATGAATATCAGGATAATACTTTCGAAAAGATGAAATACAATTATCAAGACATTGTGGTCTTAAAAATGTTTTTATACACAGAGTTATCTTATCTTTATGTGTAAAAATCTTTTTAAGAGTGTTATTTGGTTTTATTTGAAGTCTTTTTATCATTGTTTTTTTATTAAAACTATCATGTGATGGGTGAATAGTAGAAACGTAATCTTCACAATAGAACAAAGATGATGTAAGAGAAACAGTTTTAACAGAGTCGTAAATCACCACATCTGCAACCAAATTTTTATCATATCCTGTCATATCAAGAACCTTATTTTCAATATCAATGTACTTTGTAATTTTAGGAATGGAACTTTTTCTTATAACATAAGAAAGAGTTCCATACATATTATGTTTCCAATTTAGAAAAGTATCAGTAACATTTACTTTATCAATAATTTTATATAGTTCATCATTCAATATATTACTATACAACTGGATAATATCAACATCTTTTCCAACCATACTCCAAAGTTTATTCATATCGAAATTATAAAGAAATCGAGCGTCATCTTCTAACACCAAAACATAGTCATCATCGACATTTTCTTGTGATTTTAGAGCAGCGATATGACTATATAAACAACCATATTCACCTTTTGTATTTTTTTCTTTTTGATTATGTTTCACAGTGATATCCTCACCCCTGAATGCAGAAAAACGTTCATAGTTTTTCTTTCCTAAAAGATTGAGATGTTTCTCCATACCATCTCTACGATTCATATCCGAGTCTAAGTTGATGTAGACTATCTTTGTTGACATTTTTATTGTTACGTAAACATAATCTTTAAATAATATAAATGGATAATAAAAAGTCAATTATTTGATTTCTAAACGATAAACCACTTTAAAAAGAAAAAAACATAATACAAAAACAAATATGTCTTGTATTATTGCAGTTGGAGATCCGCATGTTCAAACATCGAATCTTCCAGAGGTTGATTTGTTCATTGACAAGTTATGTTCTTTAATCGAAGAGAGACAACCTGAAATGGTTGTCATCTTAGGAGATATACTTCATACACATGAAAGACTTCATACATCGGCCTTAAACAAAGCATATGAAATGGTTGAGAGAGTGAGAGCATGTTGTGATAGAGTTATTTTAGTGGTTGGTAATCATGATATGATTAATAATCAAGTTCATCTCACCAATGACCATTGGATGAATGGAATGAAGGAATGGGATGGCATTACTGTTGTTGATACCGTTATTACTGAAAAAGTTGGAAGGAGTGAATGGATGATATGTCCTTATGTTTTTCCAGGAAGGTTTGTAGAGGCGTTGGAAACATATCCAGAAACAAATAAATGGAAAGAGGTTACAGGTATTTTTGCACATCAAGAGTTTAGAGGGTGTAAAATGGGTGCTATAGAATCAGTGGAGGGGGACCATTGGGACTTAAATTCACCATTAGTTATTTCCGGACATATACATTCACGACAACGTCCACAAGAAAATGTTTATTACCCAGGTTCTGCGATGCAACATGCTTTTGGTGAATCAACAAAGAATATTATTCCTGTAATTCACCTTGGTGATGATGGTAGTGTTAAAGATATAGAGGAGGTAGATTTGTGTTTACCCAGAAAGAAAATAATTTCAGTTTCTGTTGAAGATGTTGATGAATGGCAATGTCCTAAAACAGAAGATAAAATACGTTTGACTATAAAAGGTGATATGAATGAATTCAAAACACTTAAGAAATCAAAAAAATACAAAGAATTGGTAAAAAAAGGTGTCAAGGTTGTGTTCAAACCTTTGAAGACAGTAATGGAAAATAGTGATGGAATCGTATCGGATGAAAGTTTCTCTTCAGTATTAAAGGAATTAGTTACTAAAGAGAAAGATCCGTATCTTTATTCAATGTGGGAACAGGTATTGAATGATAAAATAGTTCACCCAAATGATATAATGGTTTTGTGATTTTCTAAAACTTGTTATTAAAGGTTTTAAAAAATAATCATAATACAGAAAAAGACAAAGATGGAAAGGAAACCACTGAAAGATATAATGGATGAATGTAAGGAAAATGACCTATTACCATTTCTAGATAATACAATGTGTTACACACCTATATCAAAAAAAGAATGTATTAGTATCATTAGAAAAAAACATAAAGGTGATGGTTTAAAAGGATTTATTCATTCTAAAAGTAAAAATATAAAACAGATATTGGAAGATTTGGCAGAAGAAGGTAGTACTTTTATACACTATGAGATTGTATCATTTACAAATATTGATATGTTTCATGTTGTAAAGTATTTATTCAAAATGAATAGATATCATACATACGATGACGGTGCGAATGTATTGTCCGTAATGGTGGAAAAAGATGATATACCTTCTTTGTATCTTCCAAAACTTGAAAGTGAAAGTGAAGGTGAAGGTGAAGGTGATGAGGGCAGTGATACAGTTGAAGACTACGAATATACAGATATACCAGAATTAGAACAATATAATAAGGGTGAAAGTGATGAGGATGAGGGTGAGGATGAGGGTGAGAGTGGTGATGAGGGTGAGGGTGAGGGTGAGGATGAAATAAAAGAAGTTATTCATACTTATAATAAACCTTCTAGTGAACCATTTACTGATATGAAGTCAGTAATTGAAATCGCAAAAGAACAAGAGAAAGAACATAATGAACAATTAGATGAAGAAGAGAAAAACAGAGTTCTTTTAATAGGACCTGGTATTAATGAAAAAGAAAAACTTAAACTTGAAAGTGAACGAAAAAAGTTTGAAAATAAAGAGAATTTGAAAATTGAAAAGGAGGAAAACAATACCACCACCGTTAAAAAATCAACAATAAAGAAGATTGAATGTGATATATGCGGAAAAATGATTAGTAAGTACTATCTTAATAAACATAAACAAACAAAACAATGTAAACCAAAAATAACAATATAAAAAATCATTCCCTTTCTGATAAATGAATGAAATAGATACTCTTGTTTTAAGTGGTGGTTCTGTTAACGGAATTGTAATGCTTGGTTCTTTACAATATCTTTATGATAATAATTATATAGACAAAGTAAATAAATATGTTGCAACATCTTGTGGTGCACTTATATCATATTTACTATCTATTGGATTTAAACCAACTGAGATTTTAACAACTATATGTTTACGTCAGATTATTGAAAAATTACAAAATATAGATATAGGTAGTGTATTCAGAGGTTCAGGTAGTATTTCTTTTATGGTTATACAAGAAGAGGTTGAACGAGTTACTATCGAAAAAATAGGATATTTACCAACTCTTGTTGATATAAAAAATAATTTCGGTAAAGAACTTTATATGACAACTTTTAACATAACAAAGGAAAAAACGGAATATCTTTCTTGGGAAACATACCCTTCATTACCTTGTATGTCAGCTATTAGAATGACATGTAATATACCATTTATATTTGATAATTTCAAATATGGAGATAGTTTTTATATAGACGGTGCTCTATCGGATAACTTACCTTTGGATTTAGGTTGTTCTATAGGTAATAATATATTAGCATTATACATTTCTACACATGATATAGATAAAGATGATATGTATAAAAATAATATCCCAGAATTAGGTATGTTAGAATACATATACAAAATATTGAAGATTCCTATGAAACAATTGATGAAGATGAAAATCGAACATACTGATAAAACTAAATGTAAAGTGTATAGGATAAAACCGTTCACAGTTAGTACTTTTCTACTAAAAGTTGATCCCAAACATAAACTAAACATGTTTGTCGATGGATATCATCAAATTTCTAAAATGTTTAATACAGATTAAACATTCAAAACTCTCTTTAATAAAAATAGACATACAATAACTAACAACGCTATTACCACGTAAAATATTGTTCTATCTTGATCATACAATCTAGAACATATAGGACATGTTTTTATATGATCTGCAACATCTACACAAGAGATGTTTTCCTTGTAACTTTCAATAATATCACCCTTATCTACATCTTGTAATTCAGAATAATTATAAACATCATTGTCTGATAAAGATGCATAAGATTCGTGCATTCCAGATTCAATAGGAGATGTATGATTTGACCTTATTTTAGAATAGGCACTTTGGTGAGTTTGAGGTACATTACCATAACCACTGAAATATTCGTTCTCTTGTAAGAAGGGTAGTTTATCTATTGGTGTTGTTCTATTTCTCATTGTTTATTTATTAAAGATAAAAAAGTGAAATATTTATATACTAAATTGTATAAATATTTAAGTATCAAAGAACATAATGTCTCTCTTCAGTGAAATCGAAAACGCTATCAACAATAGAGTAAATCTATTCATTGATAAAATCGTTGATAAATATGGTATCAACAATAATGAGTTGAACTCATTATGGAAAGAAATCTACGAAGGTAAAAATATGAACCAGAAACCCAAACCTCAAGAACCTAAACCTCAAGAACCCAAACCTCAAGAACCCAAACCTCAAGAACCTAAACCTCAAGAACCCAAACCTCAAGAACCTAAGAGAGGTAATAAAAAAGAAAAAACACCTGATATTTATTGTACTTATATAATAACTCGTGGTCCAAAAAAAGGGAATCCTTGTAATTCTAAATGTAGAAAAGGTCCATATTGTTCCAAACATAAAAGTAAACTAAAAACAAAAGAACCTGAAGTTATAGAAAATGAGAGTAAAGATGAAAAAGATGAAGGTGAATCTCAATCAGGTGAATCTCAATCAGGTGAATCTCAATCAGGTGAATTTGACACAGATGATATAATCAATGAAATGTCACAACACAAGACAATACATTTATCACCTATTTGTAAATTGAGTTCTTCAGACGAAAATAAAAAGTTAGTAGACTCATATGAAAAAAGTATTAGTTCTAATGATCTGGATAATGAATTAGACTTAGTATTTAAGAACTTAACATCAAAGGACCCTACAGAATCAGATGTTATTGATATATTATCAGAAATACAAGAATAATCACCCTTATAAATCATTATTTATTTTTCTAAAAACCATAATTGTATTTTTAAAGTATCTTTTTGTTGAACATTTTCTTAGTTGGTTTTCGGATTCAATATCATTTATATAACCTAATTTACATATTTTTGATTTTATATAATCATTATTTTGTTCGTTAAAATGTCCGTAACCACCTTGACCTTTTACAGCCCAAGATAATACAATACCATTTTCATTATTATTATGTAAGTTATTAATAAATATATCTTCGAATATTTTCGGTAAATGTTCACCTACTTCTAAAGACATTACCCAAGAAAATGGGGTATCAAATTTTATTGGTTTTGATAAATCTAATATATTACATGTATTATTAGTTAATTGAGGAGTGTGTGGATTACCATCATATCCAGAAACATTTATGTTATTTTCTTTAAAGTGTTGTACATAACTTCCCATCCCACACCCAAAATCACATAATGTTTTAACTTGTTCATTTTTGAAGAACATAAGTAATGCATTTGAAAGGTTTTTATCGTAGATATGTTGTGATGAAACTTCCGAACCTTCCCAAAACCCATTTTTATTGATTTTACTCTTTTTACTCATTTTACTCATTTTATTATATACTTAATAATATAAAAATATAATTTCCAACCGAAAAGTTGTAAAACTAAAAAAACAAAAAGGTTAAATTCCTTTTTTATTTTTTTTCTTTTTATTATAATAAATAAAAAATGGCTACTCCTCATGAAACTAAAGAAGAAAACGAAAATAAGTGGTTAGGATCTTTATATGCTACACTTCTTTTCTTAATAATTGCTAACCCTCTCACTTTCAAGTTAGTTAATTCTGTTACTAGCTTGGTAGGACTTCAAATTGTCGAAAAGGGAACTGGATGTCCTAACATTATTGGACTCCTTCTCCACGCAGTCGTGTTTGGATTGTTAACACGTGCTGTTATGGAAATTCCTAAAATCAAAAAAAGTAAAAAGTAAATAAACATATTAAAAATAAACTATATTAGACATAAAAGAATAAAATGGAACCCATATATCAAAATATAAGTAATTTACAAAATAACGAAGATGAAAATTATCCTATATACGAGATCAAATCTTTTCCAGATAAACAACATTTAATTAACACATCTGATGTTTTATTGATAGAATACTATGCAACATGGTGTAACCCATGTAACCTTATTCGTCCTAACTTCAATAGATTATGGAAAAAGTATCATCAACCCAAAGTGGGAGTTTATATTGTGAAACAGAATATAGATGACAATATAGATGGTATAGCATCTAAAGTAGGTGGTGTGCCTTGTTTTCATTTCTGGGTAAAAGGAAAACACTATCCAGAATTAACAACAGTGGGTGGTGATGTTGAAACTGTTGATAAAACCCTATTTAATGTTTTACAGACATTAAATAAATAGAGTGTGAAAATGGAAAATTGGAAATATAAAAATAATAATAACATTGCCAAGAGAATTCTAGAGTTTAAAAAGATTAAACAAAAATATCCGACGAGAATCCCTGTTATCATAGAACCTAACTGGAATTCAAAAAACCTAAAAGTCATAGATAAAAGTAAATATTTAGTCGATAATGAACTAACTGTTGCTCAGTTATTAATAGTTATAAGAAAACGTGTCAAATTAGACCCAAAGGAAGCTATATATCTTTTTTTTAACAATAAATTTTATCCATCAACAGAATTAATAAAAAACATTTACAATACAGAAAAGGATGAAGATGGGTTTCTATACACAAAATATATAATGGAAAACACATTTGGGTAGTAACAGAAATATATAATACATGTATATGTATTATATATAATTTAAAAGGGATTTAACCTTTTAAAGTATTTTTGTTTTTTTTAAAGGTTGTCTCCTTTGTTTTTTTTTATTTTATGTATTTAAACATCTTTTTCCTGATTTCTTTTTTCAAAATTATATCTACGTATAATTTTATTCAATAAAGTAGGTGGACATTCATTCATAACATCAAATACGTTTTCCAAATTCACTTTTTGACGTGTTTGCATATAGTTATTGTGAACTTTTTGCATGATAATATATTCATCTTGAGGAACAGTTGTAAATTCTTTCTTGATAAATCTGTTTATATATGCACCAAGAATGTACTGTGCTGAAAAGTAAAGAATATTCTCATATCTTTCAAATTCACTAATATATTCCGGATACAGATAATATAGTAGATTAGTTTTAATTGGATCCGTTCTTAGTTGTAAATATCTGTATTTAATAGACATTTCATTACCTCTCACATCGAATAAATCCATATAATCATTTTTGTAAATTTTACAGTGTTCATCACTATCTTTTTTAAACAAAATATATCCTTGTATTTTTTTAATATCAACACAATTGACATCACTGATAAGTTCATCAACAGTGTTGAATTTCACCTCTTCGGGGTGAGGGATAGAAGGAATTTCAACATCAAAATTCACCTTTTCCCCACTATAAGTAGCAACATGATACAATAATGGTTCGTCATCAGAAGGTGAATCACAAACAATACGATTTTCCTTGTTATGACGAACAAGGAAAATATACTTATTGGTTTTATCAAGACTAGTAGTCAAAGTTTCCAATGCTTTTTCACTCTCCACTACACCCAAGTGTTTTGAAAGAGCCTTTACAAAAGTTTCACCGAAAGTTTCTTTACTAGCCCATCTATTCTTCATAGCGTTTAATTTTCTATTGGTAGTAACCCACCAACGTTCACCAAACCAGAATAAACGAATAATAGCACCTTCATAACTTTTAAAGATACGTTCAGTACCATCATACCACTCTTCGATTTTTTCTTTTTGAAATTGAGTCATTTCAAGAGTCCACGGAAATGATTTCAAAATTAATTCATCCCCACGCCACACTTGACCTCTACATTGTTTCAACAATGGAGAATCATCTTCTTTACAATCAATATAACATATATTTTCCAATCCCACCTCGTCGTCACGGTCTGTCAAACAGACTCGTTTTCCAAGAGAATTCACTTCTTCTCTAGATACTGAAACTTGTTGAATAGACATTTTCCTTGTAAATATTATCACCTCTGGTTGTAATTAAAAGATTTATCCTTTAAACTAACAGTATATAATAAATAATTCATTTTTATAATATTTGGTACACATGTAATATTATAAAAAGATAAAAAAGATAAAAACAAATTAGACACAAGTTCTAGACAAAAATTGAGTTCCACATGCTGGTGCTGTAGCACCATAAGCAGACGTGATGTTGTAGTAAACTTGTCCAGATTGTGGAGTTCTAGCAAGAGTAGCGTATCCAGGGGCGGAGTACTGAGGGATGACATAAACACCGCTTGATTGTTTTCCTAAGTAACGAACTTGTTCGGTAGGAATCATAGTGGTGTTGTATTGAGTCAATGTAGAATAATCTATTGGATTGTATTGAGACATTTTTTATTCTAATCAAGGAAAAAAATAAAAAAAATGAAAATTTACTTTTCCAATATACTTACTATAACAAGAAACGTTATTATGTTGCCAATTGAAGAAAAAACATGGTCTGTATTGGAAAAATATTTCAGTAGAGATGATAGTTTAATACATCATCACGTTACATCATGGAACAATTTCATCACTTTCGGTATCGAACATATATTGACATCTGAAAGACCTATTGTAGTTGAAAACGAAAATTATATTTACACTATAACTTTTGATAATGTATACACTTCAAAACCATATGTTTTTGAAGAAAATAGAAAAAAACGTGATATAACACCTATGGAAACACGCAGACGTGATTTAACCTACGAAAGTTCAATATTTTGTAACATAACGGAAAAACGTATCGATAAAAAATCAGGTGAAGAAATGACCAAAAAACATATTAGAGTTTTACTCGCCAGTATACCTGTAATGTTAAGATCAAATTTATGTCATCTTTCCACGATGACAGAAAAGGAACGTTGTGAAACAGGTGAATGTCAATGGGATAAAGGTGGGTATTTTATAATAAAAGGTAAAGAACGTGTTTTAATAAGTCAACTTAGAAATATTTATAACGTTCCGTTTGTAACTATTCAAAAAACAGAAGATAAATGGAAAGCTATTCTTAAAATAAGAAGTATGTCTACGGAAACTGGTCATTCATCTGTATTTAAAATATTATTTGGTGTGGATAATAGAACAATACTTGTTCAAATGCCCTATATTAAAGAACTAATACCCCTTGGATTACTTTACAAAGGTCTTGGTATGACGGAAAATCAAATCAATGAACTATTTCACAATGTTATTAATATAGACAACGACATTAAAAAATATGTTTCATATATCATAAGGGATTCTAAAAAAACTGATACCACTGAAAATGCTCTCATGATGATTGGGGAAAATGCAACCAATTACCAAAAAATCAAAAATATAAAAGATTTCACCAAACAACTGTTAGAAAACGAACTATTCCCTCATATGGGAGTACTTTGTTCTTCTGTAGAAATTGCCCATTTCATTACCTATATCACCAAAAAATTACTATTAACCGTCACATCACATCGTAAAGAAGATGATTTAGATGATTATAAAAACAAAAGAATTGAATCCGCAGGTATATTATGTTTTGAATTATTCCGTCAATTCTTTAAAAAATATTGTTCTTCCATAACAAAAATTATAGAAACAAAGGAAAATCCAGACATCATCTCTATCATTACACGAAATAATTTTATCACAAATGGATTCAGAACATGCTATAGTACTGGACAATGGGGTGTACCTAAAAATAACTACATACGCTCTGGTGTTAGTCAAATACTATCAAGACTTAGTTTTGGTGCAACAATATCTTCACTAAGACGTATCAATATTCCCATAGGGAAAGAAGCAAAAAATACCAAACTTAGACAAATACACGGTTCACAAACAATGTTCATCTGTCCTGCCGATACACCAGAAGGTCATCAAGTTGGTATCGTCCTCAATATGACCCTAATGACTAGAATTTCAGAAAGATATTCACATATCCTAATCAAAGAATTACTGAATAAAATTCCTGAATTTATACAAACCACTAAATATGAACTCATTGTTTATCCTGTTGATATATTAGTCAATGGTACAATAATTGGATATGTTCTTACTAAAGATGCACACAAAATAGTACAAACAATAAAAAATTGTAGACAAAAAAATATCATCCCATATGATGTTTCTATCACCTATAATGAAACGGAAAATGAAATCATCATCTACTCTGATGAAGGACGTATCATTCGTCCTCTTTACACTCTAGACCAAAATCATAACAACGAAGAACTTATACTAAAACACGATGATACTACCGATGATTGGGATGAATTAATAGAAAAAGGAGCTATTACATATCTCGACAATAATGAAATACAAAATGAAGTAATCGCTATGTACCCCAAAGAACTAAAAAAACCCTATAAAAATACATACTGTGAAATTTCTCCTGTCCTAATGTTTGGAATTTTAGCCTCCACCATACCTTTCCCTCAAAATAGTCAAGCTCCTCGAAATTGCTACTACACTTCTCAATCTAAACAAGCAATGTCCCTCTACTCACAATCCTATCAACTCAGAACTGACACCATTACCCACGTCCTCCAATATCTACAAAAACCTATCGTCAATACCAAAACCGCGAAATTCCTCGGATTCCAAGATATGCCCAGCGGTATCAATGTCATCGCCGCTATAATGTGCTACGAAGGGTGGAATCAAGAAGACTCCATCATTGTTAAAAAGGGGGCTGTGGATAGAGGATTATTCACATCAACCTCTTATCGTACACACACAGTAGAAGAGAAAAAACACTCCATTTTCATTGAAGATGTTATTTGTATCCCACCCATCGAAAATCGTAAATGTGATGTAAACTATGGTCTACTCGATGATAATGGTATCGTACGTCAAAGAGACAACAGTGGTAACGCCATCAAAGTCAATAAGGGAGATGTCATCGTTGGTAGAATAAATATTACAACCACAAAATCTGGAGATAAAACTATAGAAGAAAACAGTGTTATTGTAAAAAAAGGCGAAGAAGGTTTCATAGACCGCATAATCACTTCTATAACACCTCAAGGATATCGTCTTGTAAAGGTCATCATAAGAAACGAAAAAATACCTGAAGTCGGCGACAAACTATGTAGTAGAGAAGCACAAAAGGGAACAATAGGACATATTATTTCAGACCAAGATATGCCCTTCACATCAGATGGTATTTCACCTGATATCATCATCAATCCTCATGCCATTCCGAGTAGAATGACAATTAACCAATTATTAGAATCGGTTCTATCGAAAAGTTGTATGATAGAGGGTAAGGAAGGTGATGCTACCCCTTTTCTTTCCACTACAATGGATATTTCAAGAAAAATCGCACAAAGACTTGGTATGAATGGGTACTCCGCCGATGGGACAGAAATGATGTACAACGGTATGTCTGGTGAACCTATGGGTAAAGTCTTCATCGGACCTGTATACTACCACCGTCTAAAACATCTTGTTTCAGATAAAATTCACGCTAGAGCTCAAGGTCCTGTTTCCACGCTAACAAAACAACCATGTGAAGGGAGAAGTAGAGAAGGTGGACTCAGAATGGGTGAAATGGAATTATCTGCTTGTGCCGTTTCTGGTGCTACAAAGTTCCTTAAAGAACGTCTATTCAACCATAGTGACCACTTCACTGTCCCTATTTGTAATAAATGTGGTATCATGACAAACAGTAAATCTTACTGTAAACTATGTAACGACACAAATATAGACGTTGTTAATATGCCTTATGCAAGCAAACTATTACTACAACAATTAAACACTATGCACATAAAAACAAAATACAAAGTCAAATACTAAGTCTAAATCAAATTAAATTATAAATACTATTTTTTAATACAACACTGTATTAAAAAATATACACGGTGAAGAAATAATATCAGAAAGAAAATCATTTCATCATTATTCTATAGTACTGATATTTTCATCTTCGCCTAGTTCTTGTTCCGACAACATTGCCTTTGTGGGTATTTTATCCCATAGTGATTCCTTTACTAATACATTACAATTATCTTCTAACTCATAAAATCTACTTCCCTGTAAATGTGTATTTTCAGCCATCACCTTGTAGTAACAGCGGTTGTTTAATCTATCCATCTTATCAACTATCATCTTCATCATTTTACCATTCGGATCCTTAACAGTAAGAACTTTATCATTGTCTCTTTTACATACTGTATATGTTTTCCTTGAAGCATCTGTATTAACAACGTTCCATCTTTTTGTTTTCTCATCTTTACAGAGTAAATCTATCTGTTTATCCTTCACATCTCTTATCTTTTTCATATCACTAAAACCATGTTTATCCACCGTCTCTAACATCATATCTCTACACTGTTCTATCTTGTTCTCTAATAGTTTATCATCGAAATCTATACCATTATTACCCTTAAAGTAATTACTGAGATTGAAAGTATTATTATTTGTAGTATTTGTCACATACTTTGGTTCCTTGGCCAATGACTTGATGAAATCATCTTTACTTTTTAGTTCATCCTTCAACTCTTGTTCTCTTTCCTTTAGTTTTTCTTCGAATTGTTGTTGTTGTTCATTCATTTCTTTCCTCAACTCTTGTTCTCTTTCATTCATTTCTTTCCTCAACTCTTGTTCTCTTTCATTCATTTCTTTCCTCAACTCTTTATATTGTTCCTTCAATTCAAACCTATGTCGTTCAATAAGGTCATCTCTGTTTTCCTTCTCAATGTATAATTCTTGTTTGAGATGGTATATTTTACCTTTGATACACACATCTCTGTGACTATCTAATTCTACCTGAGATGGTAAACATTGCTTACACCATTTACACCTATAAAAATTAGATGGTTCTTTCAATTCTCTAATACTTAAACACTTCTTACTTTTCATATGTATCTTAATATTTTTAGCTATAACATTACTACCACACCATTTACACTGTACTTTTTCTTCCTTTCTTTCTTTTACAGGTGAATGTTCTTCTTTTTCTTTTTCTTTTTCTTTATCCTTTCTCTCACGTTCTTCCCTTTGACGTTTCTCTTCTTGTGTTTTTTGACACTTTTTTGTTCTCTGATGTTTTCTAATATTTGTATTTAAAATACTAGATGAACAATGTTCACATTGTATTTTCTCTATGGTCATATCTTATATTTTATTACATTGATTTTATTATCTTTAAATATTTACTTCCATTTTTCTTCCATTTTCTTCCATTTTTCTTCCATTTTCTTCCATTTTTATATACATACATTTTCACAGTCTGATTTTCAGTTTAAAATGTGAATATAGAAATTTCACCAATTCTATTTTTTTCTATTTTTTTCTATTTTTTGGTCTAAAGTTCATTTTTAGAGGGAAAATTAAGGTGGGAAAAAATCACCAATTCTATTTTTTTCTATTTTTTTCTATTTTTTGGTCGTTATTTTTTCCTGAAATTTCCAATTTTCAGAGATCCAAAATCAGGTATTTCTAGAGATAATTTTTAGACTGAAAATCAAGGTGGAATTTTCATAATTTACAGATGTCAAATTCAGATTCTCAAAAATTTTTTTATCTCAACACACAAAATTTTGTGTGTAGTAACAATAATGATACAGAGATTTTCTTTCTGATATTATTTCTTCACCGTGTATATTTTTAATACAGTGTTGTATTAAAAATATTATTTATTATTTCACAAAGGCAATGTTATCAGACCAAGAACTAGGTGAAGATGAAAATATCAGTGTTATAGAATAATAACATGATTATTTCCATTGTTATATTTTATCAAAAAACAGATATTCTGTTATCAACTGTTCATTCGATTCTTTGTGACACCAGTAGGTAATTTTTTCTTTTAATTCAGATAATCGTTGTTCCCATTCTTTCTTCTTTGATTTTTTAACAACTGTAATTCCACGTTTGTTCGGTCCCCAACAAGATGTTATATTACCATTTTTTGTTTTGTAACCATCTGGATTAAATCGAATCAATACAATAGGTCGATCACCTAAATCTGTATATATATCGTTAATTCTCTGTTCTTCACATGTTGTTTCATATAAATCGTGTTGTCCTTCGTCAACCTCAACAATAAGAATTTGATATCCAAAATCAATCATAATATCTGGTCTTCGTCTCGAACAACCACCACTAACTACCTTATCACACATAATCGTTTTATCGTGAAAATTATTTTTCACG